GGGGCGACAAGTCGCGGACGACGACCGACATCAGGCCTCCACCATCGCGGCCCGCAGGCTCTCCAACGCGGCCCCCGCCGTGGCCCCGGTGCGCGTCAACGTCCGCTCGGTCCCAATCCACCGGAGGCCGACCCCGACGTTGCCGACCGGGAACGCCTCAAGACTGCCCCCGTATTGGCCCACAAACGCCTCCAGACGGGCCGAATCGGACGGCCAGACCCCACGGCTTCGGATGTCCGAGCCGCACATCTGACGGGCATCGACGCCGTAGGACTCGATCACCGGATGAACCCGACCGCCGAAAGCGACAAACTGATCGCCGTCACCGCCGTCGTGTCGGTCTCGTTGCGGACGTAGACCGAGATGGTGTCGTTCGCCGCCGTCGGGATGAGCGCCGTGAGCGAGAACCCGTAGCCCTCGTTCGAGTCCGACAGGATAGCCGAGACGTGAACGTTGGAAAGTGGGGTTCCGTTCTTGGCGAACGTGATGCCGAACGTCTTGTTGTTCGACGCGCAGACGAGCTCGACGTTCGCTGTCACGAGGAGGACTTGGTTGACCGCCTTCGTTGCCCGCAACTCGTTGTTCGAGGCCTGCGAAAATCCGTCCTGACCGAGCGTGGCGTCAAGCGCGGTCGTCCCCGCCAGCTTGTACCACGTGTCGGTCAGCGCGAAGGTTGTCGACGCCGACGCCGTGAGGTCCAACTGACCACGGCTCGGGAAAAGCGAGACCACCGCGTCCCGGATATCCTCGGGCGAGATGAGGCCGGTCGTGTTATCGGGAAGCTGCGCCAAGAGCGCAGAGAGAACCTTCGGGGTCTCGGCCATCAGTCGTAGCCCTCGTCAAAGCCGCGTAGGCCGTCGGGTCCACCTCCTCCAACGCTAACTGCTTGCACCGCATCTGCCGCACCTCGACCACCGAGCGCACGAAGTAAATCACCGTGTCGCCCTCGATCTTAACCACCCCAAACGGGTCGACGGGCACATAGTCAGCGACCGTCGCCGTGAGCGTGGTCCGGCTGTCCGTGTGGCCCTGCGGCGCACCCGCCACCGTGAACTGGTTCGCGGTCGCGTCAATGCGCCCCCAATAGACCCCGACCTTCGTGTAGAGCGGACGCTGGAAGCCATACGCCCCGTCGTCCGAGCGCGTGTAGAACCCGAGCCGCTGGTCCAGCAGTCCCGGCGCGAGGTACATCAGCCCACCGCCACGGGCAGCTTGAGCGCCCGAAGCACCTTCAAGACCCGCGCCGCCGTGTCACGCGAGACATCCCACGTGATGCTCGTCCCCGCCCCCGTCTCCGAGGCCGCGTTCGGCGTCCGCTTTTGGTACAGGTCCGCCGCAAGGTCGAGGATACATTGCGAGATGACGGGCTCCCAGAGCGTGTAATGCTGCGAGAGCGAGAGCCCGCACGAGGCCGTGATCGTGTAGCGCCCGTTCGAGAACGAGCACCCAGCCTCGGCGTAGATGACCCCCGTCGCCCCGCTCACCCAATAGTCCGTCGTCGGAACCGTCACGCCGTCCACATCGGTAATGCTCACCGCCGCAATCGGGCGGCGCGGAAAGACGAGCGAAGTCACGGGTCGGTCCGCGTCCGTCTCGGCGCGGTCGATATATGTCTGCGAGACTGCCGTCACGGGGCAGTCAATCCAGAGTTCCACCTGTGCCTGTGCCCTCGCAAGGAGGGCCGTCAGAAGCGTGTTCTCCGCGTTGGACTCGATGCGGAGGTAGGACTTGAGGTCCGTTACGGTTGGGAGAGCCACGCAAACTCCGACGCAGGCGGGTGGTCCGGATCAGCAATCAAACCTTTCTGACGCCAAACGGTCGCCCGTTCAGCGGAAATCTCAAACGCCTCGCCGGGGAGCCGCCGAACGCCATCCACCTTGCAGGCGGCGATCAGCGTCACCCGGACAGGGTCGGACGAAGCCGTGGGGGGCGTCCCCCCCACGACCTCACCCGTCACCTTTGGCTTACGCAGCCGGCTCATCCAGCACGACGAACGGAGAGTGCTCGTCAACCTTCGCGCCCGCGACCGTCTTGTAGGCGTAGGTCGAGGTCGGGAGCGGGATGCCACCAGCCCGAGCGACGAAGCGGTACGTCGTGATGTCCTGCACAAAGCTGTAGTGGATCGAGGACTCGACCGTGAGGGCCTGACGGAGACCCATCGCGTAGAAGTCGCCGTTCACGAGAGCGACATCGCCCTCGGTCCCAAGCGTCGGAAGCAGGTCAGACACGATGACCGGGAGCCCGAGGAGGGTCGCCGGAGCGCCATCCCGAAGGTTCGGGAGGAAGCTGACCATCGTGTTGTTGGTGGTCTGCATCGCGAACAACTGCGCCAGCACCTTGCGGCTAATCATCCACACCGAGTTCGGGCCGTGCGTGTGCGCCTGATACATCTTGAAGGCGTCCGCAGCGGTGAACGTGGTAGCCGTGGCGCGGGGAACCTTAATGAGCGCCCCGTTGTTCGTGTTGAACGCACCGAGCGGCTGGCTCGAGCCGGTGCCGTCGATGGTGATATCTTCGTTGATTTTGTTGATGGTCTGCCCACCGACCGCCGCCGTCACCTCGGCGGGGAGCTCGCCGGTGAAGTCGTCGCCGAGGAGCTCGTCACCGAACTGCGTGATGGCGGCGTACTTATACATCGTGAGGAGGCGCTGACCGAACGACGGCTCGCGGCTCGGCTTGGTGTCACCCTCGCCGACGATGGTCACGTTGGCAATCTTACCGGCCATCGGGCGGTTCAGGGTCGTCGTGCCCTCGTCCTGAATGAGGTACGGGATGCGGAGCGACCGGCCCGGCACGTTGTAGCGGCGGGCGTACTGGAACAGGCCCGGCTGCACGTTCGTGGTCGAGAAGATCTCCGGCACCTGCGTCAGCGGAAGGAGGTACTCGCCGCCGTTGGTGGAGCCGGTGATGGTGCGGGTCATCAGGTCGACACGCTTGAGCGCCTCGGCCTCCTTCGCGTTCGCCGGACCCTTCGCGACAGCGCGGAGGTACGCGCCGACGCTCTTGAAGCCCTTGACGAGCTCGGCCCGAACCGCTTCCTGCGCGTCCTTCATCCCGACGAACTCACCACGCTCGGCACCAGCGTCCATACGGACGAGGCCCTCGTCACCGCCCTGACGGGCGATTTCGGCGTCACCGGTAAACTCGGCGGCGGCAGCGGCCCGCATCTCAAGGGCACGGATGTCGGCGGTGCGCTTCTCCACCTCGTCCGCCGTGAACGAGGCGGTCGGGTCCATCAGGTCGGCGCGGAGCTTGTGCGCCTGCTCGCGGAGCTCGTTGGCTGCGCGATTCTTGGAAACCAGCGGGGTTTTCATTGTCGTGTATTCCTGTGTCAAGCGATGAATGTCGAACGGACCGCTGTGGTCCGCTCCTCCAACGTGGCGTACCGGGCCGTCGATGCGGTCGAGGTGGGCGTCGTTGTCACGGCAGGCGTGACAACGGTGGCCGTCTCGGAGCGGGTCTCGGGCTGGTAGCGGGACAGCACCGCGTGGCGATCACTCTCGGAGAGCGCATCCAGAGCGACGCGAGCGGCAAGAATGAGCAGGTCCGTCTCCGTGCGCTCGGCGACGACCTCCTCGGGGATAGCAGGGGTGGAGCTTTCGTTCCGGGCCGACGCGACCTCGGCTCCCGGCACCGCAGGCATCGGGGTGATGGACACCTCGCGGAGCTCAATCTCGGTGAACCGCTCGACGGGCTTGCCGTCCACGGTCACCATCTCGGAGGCTCGCGGGATGAACCCGATAGAGAACCCGGTCGACGCACCCGAGGCGAGCACGGCCTTGACGTACTCCAGCGCGGCTCGGCCCTCGGCAGTATCGAACACGTCGGCGGTCATCAGGAGGCTATCGCCCGCATCCGTCATCGACGTGATAACACCGACGTGCGCCTTCGACGTGCGCTCGTGATCCATCAGGAGCGGCACCTTGCGAGCGGCCACGCGCCCGTCGATGGACCGCTTGGCGCACTTGCGCGAGAACATCGTCTGATAGGAGTCGATGACCTCGTAGGTCAGCGCGACGCCCGAAACCCGTCCCGCGATACCGGGCGGCAAATCGTCCTCAACACGGACGTGGAGAGCCGTGTCGGTCAGGTGCCAGAGCTTTTCGCGGGTCGAGGTCGGCATCAGTTACTCCTTTGGGGCGATGTCCGGCTTATCCTGTGCAGCCGGAGCAATCTTGCGAGCGAGCGCCGTCACCGCTTCGGCCACATTCAATCCGCCCGACTTGCAGGCGATATCAAGCAACTGGAGCAGAGCGGTCGCTTCTTCCTTCGTGAACTCGATGGAGGTCATCGGATATCCTCGGTGGGTGAACACGATCCCGTCCTATACGGGCTCGTCAGAGTAAGCTAACACACATCGGCAGTTGATGACCTCGTCCGCCGCGCCGGTCGGGTCGAGGGGATACATCAGGCCGTTCGTGAACGGCTGGTCGATGGCGATGCGGCCCTGCGCCATACACGCGGTATGGGTCTCCCGCGTCTCGGCGTCCGAGAAGGCCGGGAGGTCTCCGAGACGGTCAGCCCGGCCCGCTCCGACGCCTCAATGACGGCCAAGACCTCACGGGCGGTGGTGTCCCCGATGAGCTCGGCGAGCCGTGCGGCCCGCTTGCGAATCGCCTCACGGACCGACGCGACGGAACGCCCGGCCAGCCCGGACTCCTGCACGTCCGCGTTGAGGTCGGCCCCAACCCCGGCCACCTCGGTGGCTCCGAACGCATAGGTCTTGGCGACGAGCGGGGTGTAGGTCTCGCGCCAGTTCTCCTCGAGTTCCCCGTTCACGCGGTACGCCTCGCGCACCCGCTGACGGGCCGTGGCGAAGTCGCCAGCGGAGGCGATGGATCGCGTGACCTTCGGGCGTTCGGCGCGGAACAACGCCTCGGCGCTCGCCTTGTAGGTCTGCTCGGTGCGGTCGAGTTCCTGCATCGCCCGCTCCCAGAGGCCGCGCTTGCGGGCCATCGTCTCGTCCATCACCTCGGCGGCCATCTCGGGCTCCGAGCGGTCGAGCTTGTCCTTCGCCTCGCGAATGACCTTTCGCATATGGTCAAGCCCGCGATCACCGACCGCTAGCCACTTGACCTGAGCGATGACGCCGTTGAGTTGGAAGTCCCCCCGATGGCGAGCGACCCACGCCTCGCGCAGTCGGATGGCGTTCTCCTCGGCCTCGCCGTCCGGCACCCCGCCACGCTTGGCGATGGGGGCCAGCTTGCGGAACTGCTCGTTCCCCTTCTCGTTCCCGGCCTTCGACCAGAGCTCGGGGAAGTTCTCCTTCAACGCCTCGGCCTCGCCGACGGGGAAGAGCGCCCATTGCGAGTTCCGGAGCGTGACCTTCTTGTCGTCGCCCTCGGCGGGGAAGTCCGTCACAGGCTCGGCGCGGCCCTCGGTCTCCTCGGCCTCTTCCTCGTCGAGCTCCTCGCCCTCCTCATCCTCGCCTTCCTCCTCGAGCATCTCCTCTTCTTCCGGCTCCTCGTCGACCGCCTCCTTCGGCGTCGGTGCGCCAAGCGCGGGCGTCTCGTTGTCCGTCGCGGGCGGCTGGTCGAGGATGGTCGAGGGGTCGATGACGGCGACCGCAGCCGGGATAAGATCGCGGCCCGCCACCTTCAGGATGCTATCGGTCGGCTCTGGGAGCGGCGAGAGCTTGAGCGCGGTGCGGCTCTCCTCCCACGTCCGCAGCCCCTCGGCGTACTCGGCGCGGATACGGGTCGAGGTCTCGGTATCGTTCTCGACCAAGTCGCGGAGCTTGTCGTGGTCGTACGTCACCCAGACGTCACCGAACTCCGGCGCGAGCCAATGGTTCAACTCGTCCTCAAGCGCGGAGAACATCGGCTCGATGGTATGCTGGACCAATCGCGCACGGGCCTCGGCGTACTGGATGCCGGAGAGCCCCGCGTCGCTCGACGCGGACGCGATGCCAATCATCCGGGGGTCGACGCCGAACGCGGCGCAGATGTCCTCACGCGAGACCCGCCGCAGGTCCGGAAACTCGAGGTCGGAGAGCGTGAACCCGAGCGGC